AGCAGAGGTTCGTGAAGTATTTGAAACATCAAATGATGATTATGGATGGGATTTCTGTGATTGAGCGTAGGCAATTTTATTTTATTGCTTATAACGTAAAAGCATTGGCGATGTTGGGGAATTTGAAAAACTAAACTTGAATGATAGCACAAAAGATAATAGAAGCACTAAACTTGAATACAGCACTAAACCCCCAATATTGCCAATGCAGTGTTAGTGGCAGTGCTTTGTTCAATGCTGATTGTATGGATATTTTACCTCTTATTCCTGATAAATCGGTTCAACTCATTTTGGCAGATTTGCCCTATGGAACGACACAAAACAAGTGGGATAGCGTTTTGCCTTTGGATTTACTTTGGCAAAATTACAGTAGAATATTAACTGAAAATGGTTGTATAGTTTTAACTGCTGATGGTATTTTTACAGGCGTATTAATGATGAGCAACCCAAAGTGGTTTAAGTATAAACTGATATGGGATAAGAAAAGCACAAGCGGATTTTTAAACGCCAAAAAAATGCCATTGAGAAGGCACGAAGATATTTTGATTTTTGCCAAAGGAAAGACAACATATAATCCAATAATGGAAGAACGAGGAAAGCCACGAAAAAAAGGCGGTTATGTTGGTGGCAATAAGGGAACATACGGAAGCTATAATGAAGATGTAAAATTTAATAATGAATACTATCCGACTTCCATTATTGAGATTAGCAATGCAAACCAAAAGGCAAAACAACACCCAACAGAAAAGCCTTTGGAGTTGATGAAGTGGATTATTAGCACTTATTCAAATGAGGGTGAACTTGTTTTGGATAACACAATGGGAGTAGGCACAACTTGTTTAGGAGCAAAAGAGTTGAACCGTTCCTTTATTGGAATTGAAAAAGAGGTAAAATATTATGATTTGGCAGTTGGTCGGGTGTTCGGTCAGCATTGCCACTAACTACCGTATAACCTTAACTAAATACCTTTTGTAAATAAAAAATAAAACCATAACTATTACAAAAAGTATTACAAAAAACCAAAACCCACGTTTATAAAATCCGTCTATCCAAGTGTAATGCTGTTTAGTACATTTAGCCTCAACGGTATCTAAAACAAAGTGTGTCCTATTTTTTTCGTACTTTAAAAGGGTTACAAGTTTTTTAAGGCTGTCTAATTCGGTGGTAAAAACAAAATTACCTTGTGCACTTTTATTTATTGTTGTTTTAGTTCCGTTGCCTTTGCTTACAACAAAATCTAGCCCTTTTTTATTATAAAAATCAATTAATTTATTTATGCTATCACAAAGTACTAAACACTTACCCGTTAGTTCAAATTTTCGTTTGTAGCCAGAAATAAAAAGATTTGTATCAAAGGGAGTAATTTTAATTGCTTCGTTTACACTATCTTTTTTAATTATAGCGCACGTCTTACAAATTTTTTCTTTATAAGCCGTGCAACTATTTAGCAATATAACAAACGTTAGTAAAGCTATTATAAACGGCAAAAACTCAATTATTTTCTTTTTCATTTTCATTTTTATTATTAGTTCCTGTTTTAAATTTTATTATTTGTTCGGCTGTGATTATACCTAAGCATAACAAGCCCAACAACTGCCAACTATACAAGGCGTGTAACATTGAGTCCGATGGTAACAATCTAATTGTAATGTATCCACCCATTAACACAATAGCCCAAAACGCCGTTAATTTGCGAGCTGAAGCCCCTCCGTCTTTGTTATTAAACGAAGCAATTATATCTTTAAAAAATGTTTTTATATTTTTCATAATTTTAAAAAACCCCCAACGCCCTTGCGTGTACACTTAGTGTTACTGTGTTGTTGGGGGGTGTTGGTTATTGTTATTATTTTTTATAAATGTTTTTTTCTGCAACACCAATAGACTTTAACCATTTAGGGACATCAAAGCTCGGGCAAGCCTTTGGCGCTACTTGGTTATGCCCTAATATTACAATGTCCTTATGGTTCGCTAATGCTTGCTTTACATAGTTTGTTAATGCAATTATTTGTAAATAGTTGCGTGTATCCTTTGGAGTTTTGCCGTCTTTCTCCACGCCTCCAACATAAACAACGTGCCTCGATATTGCGTTTAATCCTAAAGCTCCATTTGTAACTTCTCTTGGTTGTACTATGTCGTCTTCATTATAAGGCACTAAGTTTGTTATTAAGCCAGTTAAATGGATCATATCAGAGTAGCCAACTTGTTTCCAACCCCTGCCTTTTGGAGGTGGTGATGTGTGCATTTTTATTATATCGTCTTTTGTTAGTTCCCTGCCTTCTTGCGTAGCAGTGCAATGAATTACTAAGTATTTTAATTTATTTTCCATTTCTTATTTTAATTTTAACTTCTTCGGGTTTTAAAAAATCTTTAATTTCATTTTCATAAATCGCCCATTTATAATTACTCAAATTAGTTTCTATTTCTAATTTATTTATTTTTTCATCATGTTTTTTAACTTCTATTTTTGTAGGATTAATATTTTCCTCTATTACTTCGGTTATATGATGTTCAATGTAAAACACACCACCAACAATAACAGCTAAACTGCTTAAATTTCTAAAAAAACTACTACTTATAAACTGTTCTGCCATATACATTAGTTGTTTAAAATGTTTAATAATACGTTTGGTATTTCAGGTTCAAAATTATTTACTACGTCGGTTAATTCATAGCCAGTAAAATCAATGTGTAAAAAATCTGTATTAGCTTCTACAAATTGCTTTGGAACTAAATAATTTCCGTTTTTTTGTAGCATTACAAAGGGGTTAAAATAAACACCGTTATCCATTAATGTAACGCCTATTTCGTTTGCTTGTTGGTTTGTTAGTATATAATACATAGTTATAAGTTAATAGTTAATAGGGGGGAGTTTTACCTGCGCCTCCGTTATATAAATAGGTTAATAAATTTCTGTCTGCGCCTATGTTTAAAATTCCAACCTCGTCTAAACTGCCTGTATAAAACAATCCCGATGCTAATTCGCCAAATTTGCCAAGTGCTAATTTAAAGTTTACAGAGTTCCAACTAATGCTATTCCAAATACTTTGATTAGTTGCCGATGTGGCTTCAAGGTTGTTATCTATTAATAACTCGTAAAGGTTATCTCGCCTTGTAAATGCGCAAAAATGCCAGTTACCATCGTTAAAAGAATTAGCACTTGTTAGTGTCCTAGTTGCACCAGCCACGCATAGGTAAGGTATTATTTTCCCTGCATTCATTAAAATAGCAAACGAAGTTGTGCTAATGCTACCACTGCTACTTGTTTGAGCTATTAACGAGCAGTAAGCGGATGTAGTTGTTTTAAACCAAAATGAAATAGTAAAATCTTTGTCGGTTAAATTAAACTCATCGGCAGGGTTATAAAGTATGTATCCCGCACCATTAAAGTAAGCTCCGTCGTTTACTTTGCCATAGCTACTACCATAAGTTACGTTTGTGGCTGTACCATTATTAATTTGCCTAAAATCATTTGCATTGTTTTCTAAGGCAACGTGCCATTTTATGTTAGTAGGGTTTAAAATCGTACTATCAGCTTTAATTATTTGGGGGTGTACTGTACGCCAAGCCATATTAATTAGTTATTTGCCCCCAGCCAGTAATAACCCATGCCGCATAATTTGCATTGTATGCAGTATCAATGTATAAGGTTTTGCCAGGCACCGTATATTGAGGGGATGTGGTCATTAGTTTAAATAAAGGACTAACTGTTAATGTTCTAATTACATTATTATCCGTTATTCTATAACGCAAACTCTGGTCATCTACAGGCGTGCCTGTTGGCGGGTCTAGTGTTGCGTTTTTTGCAAGTGCTAAAACGGTAAATGTATCGGTAGTTCCACAATCAGCTTGTATGATATCACTCGAAGTAATTGAGGTTATACGTGGGTTGCTTGTAGCATCTGCGCCCTTAATATTAGCCACTACCGAATAAGTGCCACTTGCTTTAAAATATACATTTCCTGTTGCCGTGTCTAGATAATAGTCTCCGTTAATACCTAAGCTGTTACTCGGTGCACCTGCACCATTTCGCCATATACTCGCAGAAGATGAACTCACTAAATTATCTACATATTCCTTATCCACTAAAGACCTATTTACAAAGTTTGCACTGTAATCGGCATCGTATAACGCTCCCTTAAATCCTGTAAGATAAGTGCCTTTAGAAAAAATAGTTATGCCATAAGTAGTGTCGCCTTCTATGCTTATGCCTCTTAAATTTGGGCTACCATAATTTCCAACTGCAATAATTGAAGAGTCGCTTATTTCGCTAAATATTAAGTATTGCCCACTATTAGTTTTAAAACCAACGTCCACACTTGAACTGTTAGGGTTTAAATCAATTACTTGTTGTGCATCTATTTTAAATGCGTTGCCTTGTGTAACTATTGTATAACCGGCATTAAATGTTAATGGAAGAAATACATCAGATAATGAATTTATGTTTATTTGTACAGTTACTCCGCTTTGAACTAAAGCAATAATTTCAGCTCCAGTTAATCCAGTCGCCGCTGGTAAATTTGATATTTTTAAATCTGCCATTTTATAATATTATTTTAAATCCAGTTTCTTGTAATATGTAGTATCCATCTTCTTGTAATAAATAATTGTTAAAATTAATTGGTGGTATTATTGGTATGCTTGTTATTGATGTCGAATATTTTTTAAATAATTTATACAATCCTATATCTACAATGTCCGTAATTGTAAAATTTAAAACTTTACCAGTTTCAATAGTCTCGTCCACATTTACAAGAAAGTTATCTTGTATTAATTTATAAACTAAGTCTAAACTGCCATAACTTTGTAAGCATATATCGTAAATACTTTGCCCTTCTAATTTCTGTAATGAATCAACTGTTTGAGTATTATTTGATGTTGTTACTGTTAGTTTAGGTATTGTTTTTGGTACAAATGAATTATCGTAAGTTATTGTTTTTAGCTTTGGAGGCGTTGTATCAACACTTTCTAAAAAATCATTTTGCTGAATTAATTTATAAATATAATCCAACGTATAGCCTGTTTGTAAAGCTAAATCATATATTGTTAAATTATTTTGAATTACTAACTCACTCATATCCTGTTTGCCTGTGGGTCTATTGTTAAAGTTCCATCTGCATCAAAAAATACCCTTAATTTATCTACATTGTATCCATCATTCTGTAATTGCAATTTTATTAAACGCTCAATTATTTGTTCTTGCCCCGAACTTGCTTGATATTGCTTTATTCCTACTCCACAAGTAGGGTACTGTTTCCAATTACCAACGTTATCATTTATAATATCCTCAATGTGTTGCTGGTCGCTAAATCCAATAGCAAAATCCCCATTAGTAATTACTAAGTCGTTATTTTCTAATTGTATGTCTTTTGCTAATGCCATTAATGTTTAATTTTTATATCTTCAATTTCAGTTAATGAAGTTGGTGTAATTAGTGTTGGTATAATTGTTGCAAAAAATGCCGCTAACGTTGCATTAGTAACTGGAGTTGATGGACTACCACTTGCGGACGTATTAATAGCAACCACCGCCGCCTTAACTGTATTTTCAAATATTTCTAATTGGTTTAACTTAGTTAATAAAGCGTTTATTTTTACCATTCCTCCAAACAAACCATCATTCCAAACAAATCCATTTGAACTAAATTTGTAACTATTATTACTATCAATAACGCAAACTATTTTTTCAATGTCGGAATACATTAAACAGTAATATTTATTTATTGTACTACTAATTACTAAAACAGTACTATCAACCGCAGGAACAATTAACCAACCATCATTACTTTCTGTATTCAATTTTACATTGTTTATAGGTGTTGTAGCACTATCATTAATAGGCTTAACGCTAACAATAAAATCAGATTCCGCCTTACTGTTATCAGTAACAGTTGCAATAATTAACTTAACGCTATCTTTATTAAACGTGTCTGCTAATTGTTGTACGCACTTTTTTATTTGGTCGCTTTCTACACTCATAAACCGTAATTCAAATACTCATCTTTATAAACACTTAATTTTAAATGTAATTCAATATCTTGTCTAAAACCACCCATTCCAAAAAAAATTTTAACAGACTTAACCAAATACGAACCGTTACGCTCAGGTAAAATCTTATCCTCTAATATAACTTCGTCTCCGTGTTTAACTCTTGGTAAACCAAAGGTTGTAAAGCTACCTCTATACCCCTCATATAAATAACGCTTCAATTCTCGTTTGCCTAAAATTTGCATTTTTTCAATAGAAGTATTAATGTAATGTAACGTTCTTAATTCTCCGTCTTTGTCGCCTACAAACGTTTTGACTTCTATTGTTTTACGTTTAGGGCTACCGTCTTTATTTGTGCCGTTAATGGTTTCATTTTCGGAAATACACGTAGCACCTATTTTAATATCTTCTAGTTTTTTGTATTCCAAACTATCAGAAATAATATTTTTTTGAAAATTAAAAACGTGAGTAATTCTATCGCTCGGAAAATAAACAATACTGCCACATCTTAACTCTGTATCATTTCTAAAATAACTATAAAGCCTTGCTTCCTCCTTTAACCGTTTTATAACGCTACCTATTGTATCATTTTGAGTTCTAAATTCAGCGTTTAAATTAGTTTCTATTTTTTGCCCTATACTTGAACCAGTCTTTAATTCAATATCCTTTGTACTATCTTGTAGCTTTAACATTTCATCAAGCATTGATTGAACAGTATATGTCTTATTACTGTAATTTTTGTCGGGTACTTTAATTTGTTTTAGTTGCCACATTCTATCCTCGCACTCCAAAGTAATCGGCATTTTATTTTTAATAAAAGTAATGTACCCCTCAAATACTGTATTAATCTCAATTACTTCAGCTTCTTTTTCTGTTGGGTAGTTATACCCTAATTCTATTTTTATTTTATCGCCTCTTAATATTAACGGTGCAACGTTTGAGCCAAACTCATCACCACCGTAAAAAACTTTTCCAAACCAATTAATTCTTGTTCCATTCTCATCTTGCAAATAAACTTTACGTGGCAGAACAATTTTACACGTATCCGTCATATTTTGCCACCCCGAAGAAATCTCAACATCATTTAAAAAATTTAAAATAAATGTTTTATTACGGTTAGGGTAAGCCTCCGTTTTTTGTTGTTTTATAGTTATTTTTGATAGCAGTCTTAACATTCTAATTTGTATTAGATTCGCTACTAATTAAATTTAATTCAACTGGAAAATCAGTACAGCAACTAATCTCAAACTCTTGGTAACTATACCCTCCCTCTGTTTGTCCCCATTTAATACTTTCAATTACAATAGTATCAATGTCTAAATTTTGCAAATACCTACTATTAACTTTAAAAGCAACTGGCGCACTGCACAATTTATCTAAATTTTTAACAGCTTCAAAAGGGTATTGATTGTTTTGCCCTGTAATTCTACCTTTTAAAACAACCTCACTATCTCCGTCACTAATGTATTCCTTTATTGTACCGTTTAACCCTTGTATGGGAGTTTTTACAATGTTTTTACTACTCGAAACATCAATTAATAAATCGTAAATTTGTATTTTAGGGACAGTATAAGAAACTTTATCAACTGTGTATGTAAATTCTTCAACAGTTAAATCACAATAAACTGGCGTACCAAGTGCGGAATTATATAACGGTTTATCTGATTGTTTTTTCCTGTCCGCAAAATCAATTCCAGCTTTGTATATTCTTGTTTGAAGCACACTAACAAGCGCACCTTTTATAATGTAAGGGTTAGCCACATTCTTTATAGGTTTTTCTATTTTAGTATTATATTCGTTTGCCATACTAATTGCCTGCTACTATTTGGCTATCATTAACAGCCTCTATTAAACCTTTTAAAACTATTGCTTTTGCATTTTGCGCTCCACCCTCAACTGTTGCCGTATTTACATTAAACTCATGTACCAATCCGTCGTGAATATTGATAGTTATATTTGTGTATTGTTGTTGTTTTACTTTGGCGGCTTCTTTGTCAGTTTCTTTGGCTTTAGGTTCAGGAACAATAGGATCTTGTTTTGTTTTCATTAAATCGTACAAGCTTTTTACTTCGTCAATAGTGGAACGAATAACCGCTTGTCTTCTATCTAATTCATCTTTACTAATTACTTTTTGTTCAAATGCGTTATATTGAGCAGCTAATAAGTTTCTTAAATCAACCTCACTTGTTTTTGCTTGTAAAGGAGTTTTCACATTTTTTACATACCTATTTTGTAACCCTTGTTCAAAATCAGATTGCCCTTTTACGGCTGAATCAATGTTTACGCCAAGCAGATTTAAGTATGGATTAATTATTTTTGCAATGTTTGCCCCTATTTTTTGAACCCAATTAAAATCTTTCCCTCCGTACTTATCATAGGCACTTTCTCGCCTGTTTGAAGCAGCAATAAACTCTTGCAATGTACTAACCATTCCACTAAAGAAAGTTACAGTACCACTTAATATTCCTTTTTGAGATTTTCCAATTTCAACCTTTAATTGGTCCCAACTATCAGACATACTAGATAGTTGCCCTCCAATTGTTTTACTTTGGTCATTCATTAAGTTAAAAAATTGCCCCCCCTCTTTAGTCATATCTTTGAACGCCCCCTCAATATCTTTAAATCCAATTTTCCCTGCTCCTACTAATTCTCTTACTTCTTCAGTCGCCTTATTTAATCGTTTTGCTAACGTCTCCCAAATTGGAATACCTCTATTAGCAAATTGATTAACATCAGTTAAAGCTACCCTACCACTTGTTCTTAAAGTACCATATAAATATACAACATCTTTAATATCACTGCCAACTCCAGCACTAACATCTCCTAATGTTCTTAATGTAGTTGTAATATCTCCTGCTTGAAATCCATAAGCCATTAACTGCCTTGTTGAATCTTGAACATCTTTTAATTCAAATGGAGTTGTTTTGGCTAAATCTTGTAATTGATGTTCTAAGGCGGTTGTCATATTAATATTTCCGTGCAACATCGTTTTTATAGATGCGTGGAAATATTCGTAATTTTTTAATGAATCAACAACTGATTTTCCAAATCTAACAACTGCGCCAATAGAAAATGCAGCGGCAGCCTTAGACTTTAATCCAGTTAAAGACTCCTCTAATTTACTAACATTTGCCTCCGCCTGTTTAGCCTTTGCGCTAAACTGGTCATCCATATTAAATATAAATTTAACCTCTTCTGACATTTTTATAAATAAAAAAAGCCGTATTTAAACAGCTTTATTTGAATTTTCCATCAATTTTTAAACAGTATTTTAATTGCTCCCATCTCGTACACCAATCATCTTCGCTTAATTTATCTGTGTCCTCATGAAAAAAATATCTAATTAAAGCATCTCGTTTTACAAACTCACCATTAACTACAAGTTTCTGCGAAGCCTCTATTTTTTTTTTAGTTGCTCACTCGCTATTTTTACAAATTTTGTAGCAAAATCAATCGCTCCTAAATATATTGCATCATTCGCAGAATTCTCATCTAAAATACGTTTGTCGCTTTCAGCTTGCAATAATCCAGTTCTTAAAATAACGTCCCCTGCCTGTGTTCTACTTGCCTCATACATATCAATCGCTCTCATCTTACTTAAACGGTCAGGCTCTTGCATATAACCAATTATAGGATCTTCATTAATTATAAATACAAATGGCGTAATTTCTTTGCCATATTTAGCACTTAATTCTAATGCTTTTGCTTCAGCTTCTATTTTTGCTTTTTCTAAAATTTCCATTACTATCTATCTATTGAACCAATTATTAAAGGAATTGTTACCATTAATGAAGTATCGCCCTCACTTGCTGTAAATGGGTTTTCTAAAAACTCAACCATTCTCAAAACATCTTTATTTGGCAACACTCTACTACCTGCAAAAACTATTTGAATATCCGAAGGACTAATCTGTAAAGGGTCGTTATTTGGACTTGAAGCAATTATTTTTTTCCACTCATCTGTATATAAATCCATTGAACCCGAATATTCATAACGTCCATAACCACGACTTACTGGCTGTTGCCCAAATCCATAATTATTAGCCTTATCTTGTTTTGCAAAATATTCAATTTTTTTAATGCCTATTACAATATTGCCAAACAATACAACTGATAAGTTGCCCCATGAGTAATTAACTCCATTTATTACTGCTGTTGTTGCTGCCATTTTATATGCTTGTTGAATATTTAATATTTATTTTAATTTGTCTTGCTACACCAACTGGAACTAAGGTTACAGCAACTATTAATTCACTTGTTGCTAAAACGTTTTGAGTTGGGTTAATAACCACAGATTTGGCACTTAATTCAGTGTCTCTCACCATTTGGTCTAAAGCTATATTACCTAAACTTTCAAAGTATGCAACGGTTGTATCTGTTAAAGTTCCATTTGAATTTAAAACTAAAGGACTTGCTAAAGCTGGTAAATATGCCACTCTTAATAAGCGAACCGCCTTATCAATAGTTCTATTATTCTCAATATAAGCGTAGTCGCTACTTTCTAAAATACAGCAATTAGAATCATTTACATACGTTCCTGCATAGTCTACTTGCTTCATTAAGAAAATATAACGGCTGTTATCTAAGGTTGTCAATAAAGCGGTAGTTGTTGCGCTAAATAAAACACCGTTTGCAAACGCTACTACCTCTAATTCATTTCCATCACTTAAATTAAATTTACTCAACCATGCAATATCTTCACTTACTTTTGCAAATGATACCGCACCTAATACCGCACCTAAACAAGTTATTGACCGTCCAGTTGCTTTGTATAATCTATACCCTAAATTCAATCCATCTTGTCCAATTACAACCGATACATTGTTTGAATTAAGTGTACTTAAATCAGTCATAGCATTTAATGAAGCAGCTGAAAAATCAAATGTTACTAATATTTGAGCAGGTTTTTTATCTGTTGCCATTGCAGTTGCAATAGCTTGAGCCGCTTGAACTTTACCGCTTGTATAAGTTGTTCCATCACAATAAACTGCAAATTGACGTATTTTACCGTTTGCAAAATTTTGCATTGTTTGAACATCTGTAAAATCATAAGTTGATGGGACAGGATAAAACCCTACATATAAATTTCCGTTTGGATTAATTCTAAAATATTCTTTAATATGATAGTGCCATTGTGCTAATTTAGAATAAGCTCCACCACTAAATTGAGTAACAGTTCCTGCAATAGTTCCCCCTACGGTAGCACTTAATGGAGTGCCAGTATTTAAAAATATACCCAATCCTGCTCTTGCCGTAATTGTTACTGTTCCTGTTGATGCTGTGGCTGTATAACCGTGTGTTGCTGTACCCGAATTAATAAAGGCTGCATAACTTGCGCCTAATATAGTAACTGTTGTATCAGTGCTTAAACGTGGGTAAACACCTAAAGAAACGCTACCAGTTGGATTGTTTGCGGTTGGGTATTCTAAAACTTTTAACTCAACTGGATCACCAGTTGCCCCAACGTTTGTAAATAAATAAGTTCCTGTTGCTTTTGTTTCGTCCGAATAAGTGGCTGTAATTCCTAACGCCTCAGCATCTTGTACGCTAAATATATTCTTTATTCTATCAGACGAACTAAAACCAGTTGGCAAGGTGGCTGTATAAAAAACAAATCCACTTATATAGTCTTCACCCGGTAAAGGTCTGCCTAAACCGCCTTGACCTTTTATAAAAACAACGTCGTTTAATGCCATTATAATTTTGTTTTAAAAAAATGTAAGCTTTATTATACTTACCTTTAAATTATTAATCTTTAATTTTTTTCTTTTTTGTTTCTACTTCAACAACTCCAGTTGATAAAATATCATCTTTTGTTTTGCTTTCTGTACGATTGCCTTTGTGTAAATACCAATTTCCATCGGCATCAAACCACACTAGAGAAACGTGAGATAAATCAGATGTTAAGCGTTCTTTTAATTCATTCATAACTAATTAAATCAGAGGTTAAGCGTTCTTTTAATTCATTCATAACTAAGGTTGTACTGTACGTTCACATTCAATCCATTTTGAACCATTCCAACGAAATGATATAATAAGCGATTTGTTTGCCGCTAATGCAACTGCTGCCGAAGCTGTACTAAGTATAAATTGAGAACCTCCAAATTTAATTTTACCTGCACCAGTACCTTTACTTATTGTAAATGTAACTCTGTCTCCCAATTTGTAAGTTGCTGTTTTACTTGAAAATTTATAGCAAACTGAATCAGCCAAATTAGTAATTGCTGTTCCAGTTTTCATACAAACCAAAGTTTCATAAGCGTTTGGAGTAATTAAAATGGTATCTAATGTTGCAGCTGTAACATCTGTGGTTGTTATAACCGCATAATTTAATACGCGCCCTGTATTGTCATCATTTTTAGTAGTTCCAAAACGAGGGGCTGTAATTTGTGCCATTGCACATGAGGCAAATAAACCTAAAACTGTAATTAAAATTATTTTTTTCATTTTATCTTTTATGTTTTTTTATTAATAATAATTATGCGGTTAATTTTGTGTACAATACAAATTGGTCAGCAAATCCGATTTGAGCATCAATTTTGAATAACCCTTTTACAAAGAATAATTCAGCATTGTTTTGTAAACGTTGTAATTGCAAAGTGTTATCTTCGGTTGAATTAATTCCTAACCATTGATTAGACTCAATATCAGGCGTTGCAATTGTAACAACAATAGTATCATCAGGCATACCCGGCAAAGCCACAACATCATAACCTTTATATAAATCCAAAGACTTATCAGTGGTGTTATTATTTTTGTAAACAGTTGTAGTTGTTAGAAATTCCTCATAAATTAAACGAGTGTTATAACTCATTTGGAATTTTAAACCCATTTTACCACGTCTGTATAATAACGCTTTAGGTACTAATTTTAAACAACGTAGTAAAGCATCTCCAATGTTTTCTTGTCCTCCACCTGCTGTACCTGCCACTAATGTTGCTGGTGTAGGTACAGAAATTGTATTTGCGTTATCTAACGCTTTTTTAATTAAACCGTCAAAATAATAAGCCGCTGGAGTTCCATCAGTATCATATAGCGGTGTGCCAGTTGCTGGCTCGCCTTTTGCACTTGGTAAAATAGCAGCACCATCAGGGTCGTATTGTTTACGGCTTCTCCAAATTGAAGTTTCCCAAAACTCATTTAAACGCTTCATAGTTTGCATAACCATAAATGTTTCTGCGGTAACTGGTAATTCACGACCTAACAATTTAGGTTGTAATTGCTCTGCGTAAAAATGCGTTTCATAATTACGAGGATTAAACTCATAATAAAGCATTGCATCTTGTGGCTCTAATACAGCACCATCAACAGTAACTTTACCTTTGGATATTGGTACAGCTGCTCTTTTTTGCATAAAATCCGAAACTTCAATGCGAGGTATTGTTTTGCGTTTACGAATACCGTCCTCAACCCAAATACAACCTTCCTCGATTGTTTTTGCGTCTACTACTGCACGAGTGTACATATATGATGCGGCTGGACCGCTCCATGTTGTGTCTTGTATGTCTAATATATCTGCCATTCTATTTTTGTTTTACGTTTTTAATTTTTAAATTTGTTTTGAACCTCAATCATTTTATTTATAACCACATTTGTTAATGCTTTTTCGTTTAAATCATTTGAAGAATTTACAACAGGTGATTTAATAGTAGCTGTTAGTGATTCTAGTATTTTATTAGTAGCATCATAATTAGCAATAGCTTGTTCGTTCCAAGTTTTAATAACTTCGGCATCGTTTTTAATTTTGCCAACCTTTACAGCGTTAGTAATTAAATCAGTGGCTTTGTTTACAATAGCAAGTTTATTAGCTATTTCTTTAGCTTCATTTTCTGCTTTTACTTCATCACAAATTTTATTATACTTGTCTTGTAACTCATTGAAATCATTAGATAAACTATCTAATTTTGATTTTAAAGCGTTTGCTTCTTTTTCCTTATCGGTAAATTTATTTTCAATCGCACTGATTGCTTCAACAATAGCCGCTTCATTAGCCGCTTCGTTAAGGTTTAATTTATTTGTTACTTGTTTCATTATGTTTGGTTTTTTTGTATCTATTAATTTATTAAGTACATTTTTATAAGTAATCCAACTCTCTTTAACATCATTGTTTTTGCGTGGCTTATTCATTTCTGCTGAATATTCAACTTCGCAAAGACCTAACACATCACATTGCTTGGAGTCTAACCAAGTTGTGGCATCCATCATTAATTTTATTTTTTCGGGCGATAAAAAAGAACGGCTTACAAGCATTGTATTAACAGTTTCTTCAAAAACCTTTCGTGTTTCATCAGTTCCTCCGCTAATTGGGTGCATCATTGCGATTGCATTGTCCATCATATAACGGTTACGACCTGCCAAAAAAATAGGAAATGCTATTGAAGCGCACATACCAACATTGTGAGTATCTACTTTAGTTTTAGTTTTTAAAATAGTATTAAAGATTTGTTGCCCATCGGTAACTGCACCGCCCGGTGAATTAATCCAAATTTGAATTAATGATTTGTTAAGAGTGTCAAGGAACATTAATTCACGTGAAAACTTATCTCCTAAAATACCCTCGCCATCTTCTTCATTATATCCAATATGCCTATCAATTAGCATAATCGGAACGTCGGCATTGGCATCTATTGTGTACAATAATTCCACTTTGTAAATTTGCTTATTTTGAAATAAAAAAAGTATCAAAATGGTTAGTTTGTATTAGTAAAATGTTTATATTTGTAATGTTTTACTTTTTTTTTAAAAAAACAAAAATCGATTAATGAAGAAAGTATTGTAAGTGATGTTTGCGTATGTTAAAAATAATTACGGCGATTACATTTATGCGGAGTTTGACAATACTATGTTTACTAATAATAGCATAATTCAAAAATGCGTAGAGTACGCAATTGAAAATAATTTAACGATTGATCGTGTAATGGTAGATACTTTACAGGCACTAAAAAATAAAAGTTTTATAAAATCAATGATAAAGTAATAAATATGAAGCAAGTAATCGTTTATTTCACTCCACGATATTATAAAATGTTCATTGCAGACTGTTATATCAACGGTTATAAAAAATCAACTTATTTAAGAATGTTAATTTTAAACTACTATGATAAAAGCAATTAAAATGGATTACGAGTGTCAATATTTTTGGGAAAATGAATTTAAAAAAACAATTATTGAAAAAGCAATTATTGAAAAATATATAAAAGGTTTGGAGAAAATCGAAAATTGGTTTTGGAATTTAAAAATAGAGCCACAAAAAACAGGTACTGAATTAACTATAAATGAAGATAAATACCCCTATAAATGGATTATGAGTGTAGATATTTTTGGAACTTAAAAAATTAAAAAATACTTTATAATGAATAAACTTAACTGGCTTGAATATTGCGTTAAAACGGATATTCCATTAAGCGTTTTTAATACACTTTTTAAGGGTTGTCAGAAATCAATATCTGTAATGTGTAGATTAATAATAAAAAAGCATTACGACAGCTTATCTGAATTAGAGCAAATGGATTTAATAAAGATATATGATGGGTTAAAGGCGGAACAAATTAAAAGACCGCACCGCTAGTTGTATTCCTCAACTATAAAATTACAAGTATCTAAAGAAACTGTAATGCCTCCCTGTGAGGCAATTCTAACAAGTATAACGTTACCTGCATTAAATGTACCCTTATATTCTAAATATAAAGGCACAATAAACGTTGAAATGTGCGCAGTACCAGTAGTTGTTAATCTTGGTTGTGTATAGATTAATACTGTCGATGTTGTTGAATTATATAGCTCTATGTACGCTCCATTTACATTAGAATTCGCTAAATTAAGAATTATCTGCCCAACCACTCTTAATCTAAAATTACGTGTCATTCCTGTTAGTCCTTTTGGAGTAGTATATGAAAAACTAGTTACATTAACTGGAGATGCCGAAGTTGTTGCAAAACCCCAGAAACTAATATTTGTGCCTTCATTACTATTAACGTAAACTAAAGTAGAAACATCAAACAAACCAGTTCCAGTTGCTTGGTCTACTATTTTTAAACGTCTTTGATTATGCACATTTCCAGTAGTTCCATCGCTAAATGTGATAGGGTCGGGACTTAAATAAGTGGAGTCTAAAACAAATACTGGAATGTTTGAAAAAGCATTTAAACCACTTTTGCCACCAAAATAAAACAACTCATCATTGAAAAAAATAAAGCCGTCAAAAATAGTATCTAAATTAGAACTGAATTTACAACCTACCATTGCAACACCATTTATAGCTGCTGAACCGTATTTAGTGTCCCCCATAATTGAGCGACAAATACCCTTTACAGTTTCTTTGTTTGCGTTTTGTAAAAATGCTAAACTACCTCCTAAAAAGGGTTGCTGTCTTGTTGGGTCTATTATTAATGATGTGTTTATATTATTCATAATTGTTTTTTTTAAAAATTTACTACGTTATAAGTTATTCCTGTTAATTTATATTTATCTACAAACCGCCTTACATTGTTTATTTTATCCTGTGTGGTTGTGCCTAAAATAGACCAAGTTGAATTTGGTACATATACCGTAAAATCATAAGCAGTAGGCGTATAAGTAAGTCCCATATAAGACGTTGTATATAAGCTATTGTTAGCCATAGTGGAACTTGTTGCACTTGTCGCACCCATTAAAAAACCATTTGCAACATTATTGTTTTGAATGTAAATTTGTGCCGTACTTGAACTAAATCCTATTGTTAAAAACCATTGATTAAGCGCATTTTCTAATACAATAATTTGAGAATTAAATTTTGCTCTAACCCTTACGCCAATAAAGTTATCTAATACAAGTAACCAATTATTAGAATTAACAGGGCTTGGCACTACTCCAGTACAAGCAAGTATATTTTCATATACTTTTTTATCTGTCGATAGTATTCTTTGTCCGGGCGTGTATAATGAACCGTTATTATAATAAGGGTATAAATTAGTTAAATCATAAACATTATCGGCATAACCTCCAAAAATCAAATCTCTTAACCATTGTAAAGGCTTTAACAATGCTTTGCCCCAAGCTAACATTTTAGCTTTTCGCTTAGTTGTTGGAAGTAAATTGTTCCAAGCTAAAGAAAAATTTATATTATAAATACTCATTAATCTTGTATATAAGTTATTGTATCATTTAATGTATTACTACTTGTAGTTTCTCCTACTACATACCCAGCATAAGTAGGAAATATATTGTATATTTCTGTAAACGCTTGTATTAAATATGTTTTACTGCCAAACGCCACAGCATCTGCCCTTATTGCCAAATCTTCTATTTTTACATCGCTAACTCCGGGTACTTTTTGCAAATAGTCTATTAATGAATTAATTTTAATATTTCCGTCAAAATCAATATTAGATAAATAATTTTCTATTGCAGCAACTACCGTTGCCTGTATAACAGTTTGATATTGCCCATTATAGTAAATGGTTGCTTTAAAGTATAATTTATCAGCTGTAAAGCTAAAGGCATTTATTTGAACACCGGCAAAGCCAATACCAACGCCACGTCCGCCATAAGTTCCGTCCCCTCCATTTGTTAAATAACTTTGTAATGCAACTAATTCGGGTGCTGTTAATGCAACTGGTGGATTGCTTTTTGCTACTTTTACAACTCCTATTTTTGCTCCAGTCGTTTTAACCGAACATCTTGTTATAATTCTTAAAGCAGGGTTAATAATTGGATATTGTGGGACAAAATTAACAAGCGTTAATACCTGTGGTGTAACGGCATCGTATTGAAATTCCAAAATTTTTGCTTTGAGCCAAGCATCACTACCAACCGCCGCCTTAGATATTGTATCTTCAATTTCTTTTTGAAAAATAGATAAAACATTTTCAAATAATGAAATTGCAACTGCTACAATATAAGCCCAAAGTTTATAAATGGCAACTTGTGAGGGGCTTGTCAATCCGCTTAATTCAGGCTGTGCCGTTTTTTCTGCTAATATTTGAGCCTGTATAGCTGCTATTGTTCTTGGTGTCATATTATGGAGTATGGTTAATTATTAATTCAATAGGAGGGTTTATTTGCGTTTTATTCAATGGCTCGCTTCTATCTTGGTCAATATAATTCGTTTTATAATCTTGAATGAAATGATAAATATTTGAGTGGTTAATATCTTGCGTTTCGCTAAACCTAATAAAGACAGTTGCGCCCAAAGGTTCAAATTTGTTTAACGCTTTAAATATTTTTTGCTTTAACTCAAATACTATTAAATCTTGTTCCTGTGTGCCATCAATAGCGTTATAAAAATCATTTCCTATGTGTACCCTTACTGTTAATGGGTCGTAAATTTGTACACCATTACCGAGTTGTTGTATTGTTTCTGTAACAAATTCAATAAAACAGCAAGGGAAAGGGAATGAGTATGTTTCCTGTTTCTCAATTAAATCAAATTGATTATTATACATTTGAATAAATGCGAGTTCAGGCACTTGCGCTAATAACTGTGTTTTAATATCTATAAATAACTGTTTCATTTACCAAATGCTTTAGCGTAAATTTCTTTAATTCTTAACTTAAATCTTTTATTCAAAAACTCCGACTTTCCCATAAAGTGCCTACGTGGCATTTGTATTGAATGCGCTCCAATATTTACTTTCATTCCCCTTGTAGCCCTAAATATTTTTTTTGTTCCTTTTTTATTACTTGCAAAAACACCAGTTACTTTTCTTGTTTCAATATTTGTACTCGTATCTCTAAAGTATAGTACTTTACTTGATGCGCCTTTATTAATTGTTTCGCCGTTATTATGCACACTTGCATAAGGAACTTCGCTCTTATTTACTTGCCAAACAATGCGCTTAAACGATTTTTCAGTAACGCTTTTATTAACCGCACGTCTTAATCTACCCGACTGAACTAATATTTTTTTCTTACTTTTTTTTGATTTCGTTTTACGTGGAGTCCAAGCATCAAAACCAACATCTGTAAACCCCTCTAGCTCAAAATTGCTTACAAAAAATTCAGTACCTTCATTCGCTAAAACATTAGGCAATGTTGATTGAACCGAACTTATTTTTCGGTACAATGCTCTAAATGCGCTATTGAAGTCTTTATGTACTGCCATTATGCTTCGGGCTTTGTAGTATCGTAAAAATCAAAATAAACCCTATCCATTAACCAACTACCTTTTTTTACTTCAACCCCCTCAAATGTGTAAACCTGTTCAGTTCTATCAGCGTGTTCCTCTGTTTGGTTTTTGCGTACCCAACTTGTAAACTGGTTATATAATTCTTTAGTTAAATAAACTGTTTTAATAGGTTTTTGATATTTCAACCAATAGTTTTTGTAATGGGTAACAGCAGCGGCAACCATATCAACTCCTAATATTCCTGTCGGTACATAACCGTGTCTGTATGCGTGTGGATTAGTTATCATGTTTTAAAGTTTCTTTTTTAATTAGTTTAACATACCTCCAAGTTTTTGTTTTATCACAATATCCAAACTCTACATTATATAAACTTTCGTTTAATTTATTAGCTTCAAATAATCTTTCTTTTGCCCTTGCATCATAACCAGTTCCTTGATTATGTGTTGCGTAAACATATTTATTTTCCATAACACAAAAATATTTACTCTATTGGTAAATTAAAGTTTCTTTTAGCTAAGTTTTTATCGTTTTTTGAGACATCATAATAAGGGTGCGACTTATCAAAAATCTCTCCTATTTTTCCAACATTACTTTTAAATAATGGTTGCATTTGTTTATCAACTTCACTACTTACTCTATCTACTTTACTCAACTTTGTTAATTTTACATCTTCATATTTATCAATTTTTTCAACCAAGCAACGGCAGTTAAAATGATTTAAAGGCATAAACTTATTCCAAAACTTATCATCAACTGGCAAAGTAACACCGTGTAAAGGTTTACATATTTCGCTTGTATGGCTATCGAGTACCGCATTATAACGCAAGTATGGAAATAATTCTTTGTTAGCTTCAATTTCACGCCATTTAACAGCGTTTTGCACTTGTCCTATTGTAGTATCGTATTCAGTTTTTAAATAATTTTCATTATAAATAATAAACCTTTCTTTTGCTAATTTTTTATATTTATTATACGGCACTAATTGTTTATCTATTGTAATTAAACTTTGAATATCCTTTACTTGAGTGTATGTTTTGGCTGCACTAAACAACCATAAATTAGTTTTAAGTTCGTTTAAAAATTCAATATCTAGTATTGCTTTAGCTTGTCCCTCTTTTAACGCCTTTAATAATGCTTTTGCTGTTTTATAGTATAATTTTTTAGGTAATGTGGACGTAGTATAACCGCCTTCGTAAATTTTGCGAAGTATCTCGTTTATTTCTTTATCCGTTAGCCCTAACAATTAATTATTTATAAAGATTTTCCAATTTCTTTTTTGTACTTTCTACCGCCTTAATAGGTTGTTCTATTTTTTCCGTAGGAATACCAGTTTTTTCTGTAAAATATTCAGCGGACATCTGTAATCCTGCATTTGCCATTGTAGATGCTATCTCGCTATAATCTTTATTTAATTTTATAGCACGTTCCTCACTCTCAAATTTTTCTTTATTATTAGCAATGCCAAAACGTAAACCAACAGGAATATTTACACCTATTTTTAATAATTTTGGAATTAAAACATCATTAACTAAATTTTCTACCCACGATATATCGGTTTTCTCTACTTGCTCAATACTTTCTTTACTTGCATCCTCCGCCCCTAACTTACCAGCCACTTGTTCCATTGCATCGCTATGCCCAAAAACAATTTTATTAATCATTTTTAAACAGCGTTCCTCAAAGTTATCAAAGCCTTGATTTTTACCTGCTCCCGTTGTGCCTGATATTATTTCAAGTTCATCGGTAGGGTCTTTTAAAATCCAATTATTACTACCCATATTTTGTAGGGCGTTTGCATATTCTTCACGGTCATACTCATCAGTCTTTGAAGTAGTACCAACACGAATAGGCTGTCCAAACAACTCTAAAGCTGTGGCATTGTATCCTATATTGTTACGGATATATATTTCATAAAGTGAAATTTTGTAAAGTAACCCATAACCACAGATAGAAGCCCCTGTTTCATTTGGAGTATCTACATACAACAACCAGTCTGCATAACTTAATCCGTTATCATCTTTAACATTTTCATCTTCAAAGTTTAAACCACTTAATGAATAAATATAACTTGCTATGTTTTTTCTGTCAGGGCTAATATGCCACCGCTTAATAATATTTGCGTGTGGTAAACTATTATTTATAACGTCTCCAAAAGAAACCAAAGAATAACCAAACCATTTAGCATCTAAGCAATAATCAACTATTTGTTTAAACCATTGTGTATTTAATATTTTAGACTGCTCAATATTTTCGTTTCCCTCACTATCATAAAAGCAAAAGTTTTTTAAAAGCACTAAATTTTTACGTTTTTGCATTGCTGCTGTAACTTGTCCGTTTAGTATAGTATCTTGGTAGATACGTTGCATTTTAACCCTATGAGGATAAAATGCTTGTTCAGCTTCACTAACAGCATCACGCCACGCCTGTATATCTACCCTAACCCTTTGAAATTGAACTTTGGATAAATAATTTTGTGGGTTTTTTGCGTTGCTTGTTCGTTGGGTATTGTTAGCGTTGCCTAATCCCTTTGTAGGAAAAAAATAATTAGTTATTGATTTGAATATATTTTGTTTAGTCATTAATAATCATTTATACGTTTAACTTGGCTACCCCAACGAATACCCCCATCTGTTTTGGTTTGTAATAAAGGAATGTCGGCTGTTATTTGTCCTTGCCCTGCCATTTGTAGCCATTCAATAGCCATTTTATACCTGTTATCTCTTAACGCTGGTATGTTACGAGGTGCAATTCTACTATGTAGATGGTATAAACATATATCAACTACCTTTTGCACTATTTGAACGCTCCTACTGTCGCCTTTGGTCCATTTGGCTGTATTTGTTGGTAATGTTCCTGCGCTTACTGAATAAGTAGTACCAGTTCCCCAATAAGTAGTGCCGTTTTGGTTGTCGTCTGGAAATACATTAACGCTTGGTAAATTTTCGTTTATAGCGTATTGCAAAGCTGTATCGTGTGTTAATAATTGAGACGGTTTTAATGCAGTATAATTTTTGTTTTTCCACCAAACGGTAGTTCCTGTGTTATAAAGATTTTTATAATAAAATTCGGGGTTTGGCAAAGTGATATAAAACAAATCAAATTTTTTTCCGAGTAAAGTCCATTTAGTTGAGTCAAATACGCCAGTTGTATTAGCTGTGCAAATATAACAGTTGCCTAATTGCGTGGCTAAATCGTTAATAACGTAAGCCTTTGAGGGTGTATAATCTAGGTAGTTTAACTCTACTAAATTATTTCCATAATAAACAGTTAATGGACTCCAAATAGTAGTATCAGTAAATTCTTTTTGGATGTCGTATTTTTGAATTAAGTAGCTAATAACTTCGGCTTGTGCTTCGGCTTCGGCAGTAAGTCGTATGCTATCATCTTGGCTAATAATCTGTTGAATATTAACGTCTTGAATAGATTTTAAATAGTCAAAATATCTTAGATAAGCCATAGTGTGCTAAAATAAAAAGATTAATAACATATAAATTGTTTTGTACCAGTAAAATTTTTTTAGTAGAAGTTCTTATGTTTGGTTTTTCCAAAAGATATTTTAATTAAACTGCCACCATTTTGAAATAGTGCGTATTCATTTGGAAAAACAGTAGTTAATAAATAATCAGCCGTATCGGTTAAGTGTCCAAACTCTTCAAAACTTACACCGCTTAAATTATCTTTAATTTTTTTCTTTAGCTTTGTGCCATCACTATCCTGTTTAGTATTTAACCAATCTTTAATGCTTTCTTTGCAATTTGAACCAATTACTATATTTATCCCTTTGAAGTTACTAAACAAACAACTATTAATGAATTGCCCACGAACATATACACTTGCGTTTGAGTTTAATACCTTTAATTGAGGTCTATATTTTTGTAATTCATTACGGATTAAAGTATAAAGGTTAAACCCTTTTTCAACTTTAACATCTTCTTTTTTTGAAGTAGCATCACCAGTAATTAACATTCCGCTTGTATGATTTCTGTAACGCTCGTTAATTTCATTACACAAACCTTTAATTGTATTGTTAGGGTTTCGCATACATAATTCATCAATTTGGGTAGCTGTTTTACCTTGTATTTGCCAAACAGTACAACTGAAATAAGGGTGTACATTTTCATCAATACTTAACCATAAAGGCAATTCGGGTTTATAACTAACGTCTTTAACGTGTTTATCCAAACTAAACTCTTTATAAAATTCAGCCCCTGTTTTTAATTGTAAATCCCAATCACCCTCAACAAATACTTGATATTCATAACGTGGCATTGTTTTTAAGCTATCTAAATACTCGTTTGGTATAAATGGGTTATCTGTTATTTTAGAAGGTATGTAAAGCCATTGTTTAGGCAGGTCGTTTGTTTTCCATTTATCATAAATCAAATCTTTAACCCAGTTGTTTGCAGGGTTACAAGTTGCCATAATTAACGGTTTTGGCATATTTGAAATAATGTGAGACCCTGCACGCTCAATAGCTTTATAAAATGTTTTTTCTTGGCACTCGTTTATTTCTTCAAACAAAAAACCATTGCACTCCAATCCCTTAAATCTGTTTAATTCTTTATCATCCGAAAAATTCTCACCAAAAAAAATAATTTTTGATTTGTTGCTTAATGTTACTGTTTGCGTGTCTTGGTTATATGCGTTTATAAAAGATATAGGGCATATTTTAAAGAATGACGGTATTGTATTAAGTTTAAGCGTTTGTAATGTGTTACGAACTATTACCCATTTAGAGTTAGGGTATTTTTTAGCTAATAAAAGTAATGCGCCAAGCCCAGCAAAAGTTTTTCCACCCCTTATACTACCTCCATACATAATAAAATTATAATCATTACTAAACACGGCTTTTAAAAATTCTAATTGTTTTGGGAATGGGTTAAAAAGTATTTGTGTTTCTTTACTCAAAGTGCGTTTTGTCCGACGGTGAGTGTCGCAATTTTAAAGGAAAATTTATTTTTAAAGTTCAATTTCTGTATCACCTATTTTAAAAATTTGCTTTATCGCTTCTCCATTTGTTGTAATGTCGGTTTTTTCCGTAAGGTTATTTAAGCGTTGTGTTATACTTGGATTATAGAAGCCCATCATTCCGCCTATAATTTGATTTTCACGTATTTCACGGGCTATATGCGAACAGATAGGGACAAAGTCAGTATAATACCCATCTTTATTTTTAAAGTACTGGTCAACCGTTCCATAGTTGTTATAACAAAATCTTTCAAAGCCCTCCATTGTATAAGGTACTTTTGTAGGCTCGGCAACCCTTTCTCCATCTTTACCAACGAATTGAACTTTAAGCCATTCTTTAGACTGTTCAACAATATTTAATTTATATTCGTTCCAAGCCTTTTCTAAATCGGACGGAGTTTTGAAAATTCGAGTAGGGTGAATATTATAGTTTTTCGCCATATTAAAGTAAATATCGTCCTTGTAAGGATTGTATTTAATTAAAAATTAAACTTTTAAAGTTCCTAACAAAAAGAATAAAAAAAAAATAATCTGTATATTTGATAAGGCAAATAAACAATAAACTAATTTTGTTATTTGTTACATTTTTTCTCTAAATATTCGCTAATAAAAGAAAAAACCCCCCAAGTGTGCTGCATAAACGCAAGCATGGGAGGTGTATTATTTTTGGTTTAAAATGAGTACAAATATACGTTAAAAATTTGTTATAATTAAAAAATAAACTATATTTGTAATGTAAAGTTCCACTAAAAAAAAATATTAACTAAACGCCCTGTTTAAGTGTTTTTTCTTCCGCCTTTGTAAGCAAGACTTTATGAAGTAGAACCTAAAGATTGCCGTCTTTAGGTTTTTTTTAATACAAATGTTTGTGTTTTGTTTTTCCGCCTCAAAACTTAATTTAGTGTAAGCCCTATTTTATTTGGGTAGAGCGTTGTACCCAAACCGTTCCCAAACCGTTCCCAAACCGTTCCCAAACCGTTCCCAAACCGTTCCCAAACCGTTCCCAAACCGTTCCCAAACCGTTCCCAAACCGTTCCCAAACCGTTCCCGAGTTGTACCAATTAACTTTGAATTAGTTTTCGGACTTTAAATAACTTTTAACATAGCGTTGTTAATAACTTTATTCCAAAAAGTTTGTATTTTAGTAAAAATGTTTGTATATTTGCATTATTAATTAAAAACAAAGATAACAATATAATATGAAAATACACAAACGAGTAAAATTGAACTGGAAAGCATTATATGAATTTGGGGACATTGCACTTATTCATAATCAAACAGGCATAAGCCGAACTACTATTAGTAACGCTTTAAACTCAAATCAAACGAGCGAAAAGACTTATGAAGCTATTAAGGCTTATTACAATAAAAAAGCAATAGAGGTTAATAAAAAAAACGAAGAGGAATTGAAATCAATAGTATTTATCAATACACAATTATCAAATTAATTTAAAAAAAAAGATATGTGTTATTTAACAGAGGGCGCAAACAATCATTTAGAATACTTGGACAGTATTATGAGCAACGAGCCAGAACATTACTGCTTTGTTGATGGTGCTTTATACCGAGAAAGCGAAATGATTTTTGTTACCTACAAAGGAGACTGGATAAACATTGATAACGTAAACGAGTATTTGGAACTGGTTGCGGAAAATGAAAATCAAAGGGACTTTGAAATAATTAAAGCCGAAGTAAATAAATTTTTATACATTCTAAAAAAATGAATACAACGCAATTAGTATCAGCTATACAGTTTTGGGACAGGTTTGATATTTCACTCTATTTAAGAGTATTAGAAAGTAAATACAATGTAACGATTAAAAACAAATTTTTAAATGAAAAAAAAATATCAAACAAACGTGATTAAAAATTTTTTAAAAGCGTTCGGAATTAACGGAATTATTAACTGGAATAGTGCCAAATGTAAACATCAACTATTCAAATCATTTAAAAGGTACAATGAGGCTCGATGAAATTTATGTACCAATTTTAAGGGTGGCACGGCACGAAATGCTTTTACAAACAATTAGCAACAATGAAAAACACTGTTTAGAAATAGCAACGGAGTTAAGTAAAGGAAATAGTGAATTACTTGAACTCCGATTAAAAAAAGCTATTGAAGTAATGAAAAAAAACACAAACATATATCTAAACTATTAACAATTAAAAAATAAAAAAATGGAAAAACAAACGTTAGAAACTCAACTACTCGAATTTCAAAAGAAAATTTCAGTAATAAAAAAGGATAGTAAAAATCCACATTTCAAAAATACCTACGCTTCATTAACTCAAATACTAAGCGAGGTTAAGCCTATATTAAATGAAGTTGGCGTATTAATTACTCAACCAATATTTGATAACAAAGCTGGTACACAGTTGAGTTATAACGGAAATAAAGAGGTTAGCTTTATTGACTTACCCAGTAATTTAACTCCACAGCAATTAGGCAGTGCTATTACTTACTTTAGACGTTATACACTCGCTTCGCTATTAGCATTAGAAATAGATGATGATGATGCACAAAGTACAAATGTAGCACCTAAAGCACAAACAATTAATGAGCCTAAACCCTTGCACGTCCGTATTGAAGAAGCTAAATCATTTTTAAGCAAAAGCAAAAACGATGCTGAATTAAAATCAAACTTCATTCAATTAGATAGCGAACTTAAACAACACGAAATAATTATACTTCACTCTAAAGCAATAAAGAAAGGGTTTACAAATGATTAATGAGAACGAATACATAACTGTAAGGTTAGAACTTTACAAATGGGAGGCTATACGCAACGAGTGCCATTTAGTTAATGAATACGATTATGAAATAAAATCTGTTGAAGTAAAGGACGATTTTTTTCAAATTGATGAGGAATACAAAAGATTAAAAAAAGCCTCCATAAACGCCTACAAACAGCTAAAAGATTATGAATTTAAAATGCGCCACAATATATGCTAATCGCTTGCACATTAACCAACTACCGACCAAAGTCCGACAAATCATTTAGTATAACATTTAACACACTTGAATTAACTAAAGAACAAAAACAAGAGTTAGATGATTTATTTCAAACACACGGCATACTCTATTTTAAAGGGCAGGATAAAATAAATAAAGATGAGTTGATTGAATTAGATAAGATTGATTTGGACTTGTACGACAGCAAAAAAACGCAAAGCCAAAGATTAAGGGCGGTTTGGTTTCTAAACTGGCAAAAGGATAATAAAGGCTTTACCGAGTTTAAAGACTACTATGCGCACATTTCTAATACAGTAATTGAACATTTTAAACAGAAACTAAATGACTAAGGAAGACCAACTACAAATACAGGTTATACGCTATTTACAAATACAATACAAAGAAAAAATATTTTTTCACGTCCCAAATGGAGGTAGTAGAAATGTTATAGAAGCGAGTAAACTAAAAAAAATGGGAGTGTTAGCAGGTGTTTGTGATGTGCTTGTACTTAATCCAATGGGTAGTTATAACGGTTTAGCTATTGAACTAAAAATAAAACCAAATAGAGTAAACGAAAATCAAATAAATTTTATAAACAAGTTAGAAAAAATAAACTGGTACACTAAAGTTTGCTACGACTTTGAAACGGCAAAGAATGTGATAGATGTTTATTTCAGTTTAGGCAAACAATTAAAACAAATATAAAATGGAAGAAAAAATAGAAAAAATTCAAAATTTAATAACCACAGAAACCAAAGGACTAAGTTATTATGATTATGAAGAATTATTAAAAGAATTAATAAGTGATTTACAAAGTAGATTAGACGCACTTTACGAAGATAAAAGATAACCAAAATAATTAACCAATTAAAACAAACATTTTAAAAACAAAAAATATGATTATAATATTAATTACTTCATTCTACGCCCTTACAAATATTTACTTAATTATAAAGTGGCACAAAAAACTTTTTTCTAAAAGTTTCAATTATAAATACAAAAAATTTAAATGGCTTCATTCTTATAGGATAGATGAGCGAGATGAATATATGTTTGCAAAAAAAGAAGTTATTAAAACTTATTTAATGTTAGCATTTCTTTATTGCTTGTTGGTTGGCTTTGTCTGTGTGTTTTGGGTATTCTACAACGTTTATAAAACTAATTAAAAAAAAACTATGCAAACACAATTAACATTTAACGGTGCAGATTACGTCCACCGTTTAGACTTCGACCGACTAAATACTCAAATGGGCAGAATATTTGAGTTAATGAAAGATAGCCAGTTTAGGACTTTAAGCGAGATAGAAACATTAACAGGCTATCCGCAGGCAAGCATTTCGGCTCAATTAAGAAACTTGAAAAAACAAAAGTTTGGAGGGCATAGACTTTACAAACGCAGAAAGGGCAGTTTAAATATAGGCTTGTACGAATATCAATTAATAGTAAACCAATAAAAATAAAAACTATGGAAAAATTATTTATAAAAAAAAACGGAGTTTATAATCAACTTAATCAAAAAGTTAAGTTAGAACACGGTAACTCCGACCAAATAAAGGCATTAAGGGAATACGAAAAAAAGAAAGATTTATTAATAAATGAGGGCTTAGAACTTGAAGTTTATGAAAATGTAAGAGTAACGCAATCCGTTAAATTTTTTTGTGCGTGTGGTAAAATAGTTGAAAAAGTATGTAGTAGTAATGAAGATGGGAACTATGATGGCTTTATTAATAATACTGTTAAATGTTACAGTTGCAATGCTACTTACAATTTCAAAATGATAGGCGGTAATAACTTTGGAGATTTCAACTTATTTGTTTTTTTAAATGAAAAATAAATTAAAATATCCAATGGATTATGACGAATGGTGTAAGCTACCCTCTACAATAAAGGCAATGAAAATATTAATGTCCGATTGGAATAAATATCAGCTAACAATTAAAACAAGTCAATTAAAATTATTTTAAACAATGGGTAAAAGGTTTTTTGATACAGAAATGTTTAATAAAGTTTGGTTTAGAAAATTAAGTCCAAAGTATAAGAGTTTTTGGTTTTACGTTTTATGTAATTGTGATTTAGCTGGGATTTGGGAAAAAGATTTTGAGGCTGCTAATTTTTTTATAAACGAAACTATAACCGAGCAAGATGTTTTAAAAGAATTTTCTAAACAGTTATTAAAAATTGATGAAAAAAGGTACATAATTAAAGATTTTGTTGAGTTTCAAAACGGCAGCTCTTTAAATCCTAAAAGTCCAGTACATCAAAAAATAATTAACATTTTAGAAAGGTATAGTCTATATGATAGAGTATCTAATAGAGTATATTATACTCATATAGTAAAAGTAGTAGTAGAAGAAAAAGGAATAGTAGAAGAAAAAGGAATAGTAGTAAAGGACAAATTCAATTTTAAAAATTCTCTTTTAGAATACGGCTTTAAAGAAAATTTAGTAAACGATTGGATACTTGTTAGAAAAAACAAAAAAGCAACAAACACAGAAACCGCATATAAAAAATTTATTGCTGAAATAGAAATCCGAAGCAACATAAACATTAATGAGGTTTTAGAAACTTGCGTTGAAAAAAGCTGGTCGGGGTTTAAATGGGAATGGATTGATAATTTAAAAAATACACAAAATGGAAAACAAAATATTAAAAATAGCCGAGAGGACGGAATACGTGCATTGGTTGAAATTTCCTCACGAGGCATTAACGAACATTTCAGCTCTAACGGTTAAGGATGCGATTTATAGCAATAGTCCTACAATATTTAAAATTGGCTTAGTTAGCGAAGTTGGGGCTATATCTTTGATTAACATACTATTGGCTGACGTTGTAATGTTTCTAAACTTAGGTAAAACAATGAGTGCAGAGCAAATTTTAGCCACCTCAAAATTAATCTTAAAAGACCACAGAACTAAAAACCTAAAACCAGACGACTTTAAAATATGCTTTGAAAACGCAAAAAAAGGCTATTACGGGCGTTCTTTTGATAGGGTTGATGGTCAAATAGTATTTGAGTGGTTAAACGCTTATATGGACGAAAGAATGGATTTAAACGAACAGCTGGCTATACAGTTACATTCCAAACAGAAAAAAGGTATTGTAAACGAAATAGAAATTAATCCCGAAGGACAGAAAAAAATTATTGAAATTTTAAAATCGGTTGCTGAAAAAACAGAAGTCGTTAAAAAAGAAAAACCAAAACCAGTTAAATCAGAGCGTGATTTTTTTATACAAAACTGTTTTAACGAACATTATAAAATTTGGCTTAAAAATCCAGTTAAAAATGTTTACGGTCGGTTTATAGAATATAATGGTAAGAATATAAACGAATTGGAATATGCAGAAATTAAACTTAAAGATTATGAGATTAACAAACAATGAAACGTTTAAGCAATTAGCTTGGTTTTGTAACCGCATAGGAAATGAAATAACGTCTCCTGATTTTCCTAAACAAAAATTTAAAATAAAAAATTTAGAACACGCCAAAAGATTAGTAAAAATACAAAAAAACTATTCCGTATTTTACAAAGATGTAGAAATAAAAAATGATTTTTTAAACATTTAAAATAAATAGAATGAAAGAATTTATAAGTAAATGGTCAAACTGGTGGATACTTAACCCAAAACGCAAACAGTTAGATGATGCGTTTGAAAAAGAAATTAATGATTTAATAGAACGTGAGATAGTATTGCGATCGATAAAAATTTCCTTAACTAAAAAATTTAAAAGTAAAAACAAATGAAAAACAAATCATTTTTATTATGTCAGATTACTTTATAGAAGAAAATGAATTAACAAAGCAAATGTTTGATTTAGATGAGATACTTGCATTTCAACTTGAAAATGATGTTCAGATTATTAGAGGTGAAGACTATCAATATATGTGTTACATTAACAAGTCAGTTTACGCAACAGGATTGACACCGATGTTTGCTTTGTCTTATGGCATCAAAGTTTTTAAACAGCGTTCTTAAAATTGGTGCTAACGGTTTGCAGCTATATTTAGTTGCGGATTTAGAAGCACAAATTATCAAATTAGTAATAACTTAAATAGAAATACAAATGAACAATTTACCACAGAACCCCCAATCTTGCCAAACCGATGTTAGGCGTAGTTTTTCTTTGGAGCAGTATCGTCAAATGGCAGACCGATTTAATAAAATGTCGTTTCGTGATAAGATACTGATTATTCAAAAGAATAGCGATATTATAACATTGGCATCAGATGGTAATTGGTGGAGCGTAAAAGTAAAAGATGCCGAAATACAAGATCAGCTTTATGATAATGAATGGCAGTTTAATATTGTCAATGAGTGGGGCAGTAATGAAATGTTTGAACTTGTCGATTTGTTAGGGATTGGCAATACGGATATTTAAAATTACGCCTAACGGACAGGTATAGCCAAAGGCGGGGATTAGAAATGCTTTCCTTTTCCGACCGCTAAAAACGAATAGAAAGCAGAAAGCTAACAAGCGAGAACACGCCCCGCTTGTGGCTATACAGTGTTATAGGGCGTTTATTTTATAAAAATCATGGGAAATCACTATGTAGGTAAAATGTTCGTAACTGGCATTTCAATATTATCAGATGATGAAATAGACAATATGAGTCAGGAAAAGGCTTTAGAAATAATTGACAAAATCGGAAATGAAATAATTGCTTCAACAAGTTTAGATGCCGAATTTGATGACCATCTTAATCCGAATCAGCGGCTTGGGCGTATAGTAATTAAAGCTTTTCTTCCCGAAAAATATGAAGCTTGGAAAAATGAACCATTCGTAAATGAAGACATGGACAATGACTATTATTATAAGGTTTATCGTCCATTTCAAGAGCGGTTTGGTTTTTGGTAAATGCCCTATAACGGTAAAATAATAAAAGCAGTAGCGATATGAAAGAACAAATTGAAAATATATTGATAAAGGTTGATGAAGGCACGATGCCTGTTCAACAAGCACTAAGCGAGCTATTGCTTTTATTTAGTGTTAGCGGTTCGTTGCCATCTATTGACCCATTAGATGACGAGAATAGCGAAATACATAAAATAGGTAGAGAAATAGCTGAAATGTCCGATGAAGAGTTTGATAATAATTGTAAAGCAATAACAGATATGCTGTCAAGGTCGAAAGGCAATGACCGCTAACTACCGTATAACCTTAACTAAAAAATTTAAAAGTAAAAACAAATAACTATGATAGGAGAAAAAATAAGTCCAGTACTCGCAGAAATAGAGTACTTAATTTTAGAACACGATGCTTTAGTAGGTGAGAAACCTTGCTACATTGACTATGCACTAAGGTCTGCAAGTTGTATATTTTCGAGTGTTTTACTCGATAAAATGTTTGAGTTGCAAAAATTACAAAAAATGCCCCATTGGATTATGGAGGACATGGCAAGTCAAGCAGGTAAAGAAATTAGGCAAATAGTAAAGAAATACACAAATATAGATACACACGAATTATTTAATACTGAAAAAAAATGAAATTTACAATAAAACATTTACAACTTTTTTTGCAGGGAAAATTTGATTTAATCCCAAAAAGTTTAGGTGTTGAGTTGGTTGAATTAGGAATGTTAAAATATTCAAAATTAACTCCTGAAAATTATGAGTACTGGTGGTATGAGGTTAATGATAAATCTAAAATTAATAAAAAAAATTTCACTTACAATTGGTCGGATTTGATACCGACAAAAAAATTAGAAACGGTTAAGTTTTTTATTCATTACCATAAAGAAAATGAAAGTATTTATAAATTAATAAATGCTGTTTTAAACATTGAAGCGGCTCGACTTGACGGCGAAGATATAACAACTTTTTATTATAAAATTTTTGGATTTGCGAAAATTAAATTAGAAAAAAACCAATTAACGTTATGGAGTTAAATAATAAAATAAAATTATTCTAATTGATTTACAACGAGTTACGTTAATTATGACAAAATACTAATTAAATTATTTTTTATTATAATTAAATGCCTTTATATTTGTACAGGCAATTAAGCTAATAACAACTAAAAAAAACAAAATGGAAAATTCAACCCACACAATCACAGCCGCATTCGGCTTAACAGTTCAGCAAGTATTTGATATTAGAGATAATTCAAAAACATTTGAACCATTACAAAACTATAAAAAAGGGGACGTATTAGCTAATACAGATTACGGCTTCGTTATTGTAGAAATAAATAGCGATGGCATTAACAGCCTATACACTAATAAATATTACAACTTAGATAACTATTTATCTCCTAAAAGTTGCTCATTAACAACAAGTCAAGCAATTAGCTCTAAATGGTTTAAGGTAAATTAAGCAATGAAAAAAAAAACAAACAAAAAATCAAACGCAGGCAGAAAACCTTTGGAAGATAAAAAAGTTACAGTGTATTTATTTATTAAATAATCCGTTTTAGATTTGCACGGAGGTAAAGATGCAGTACAAAAAAAATGTTACGATTTTTTAGGCGAGAAATTATAAACGAAAAATTAATAAAATGGAAAAACTTTATTACGGAGACGAAAACCCCGAATTAAACAAGGGTGCTGTTATTACTAGTGCCTTATCGGATATGATGGCACAAATTACTAAGAACTTTGCAGAGGCAGAGGAAAATGTAATTAAAGATGTATTGAGACGAATACTAAAACGTGAGCCAACTTTAGAAGATGCAAAACACTTGCATACGTTTTGGCAAGAAGGCGAATTTGATAAATACTATTTGTCTTACAAAAATTTAAAGTTGGGAACTGTTTACAGAAATACAAATATAGAAGGTGGTAAAATGAAAATTGAATTTGTGCCATTTAAAATGAAAGAATTTTTAGAGCCTGCAACTAATTCAGATGGAACTATAACCTTAACTAATTAAATATAATTATGAAATTAGAAATAACGAAATAACAACTTGAACAACAACTTGGATATAAAATACAAGACTTTAAATTAGAACCAATCTATGAAGGTAAAGTTTTTATCGGCTTATCTGTTCAAGTTGTTCCTATAAAAATCATTAAAGAAATAACTGCTAACTGCACTCCGCTGCTATTAAATACGAAATGGAAAACTTAAAAGAGAAACTTGAAATTGTTGTTCACTACATGAATAATATGGATGAATTTAGTGGTGAATTTTGGGAAAATCTAAAAGCAACTAAATTAACAGGTAAAAATGAACAATACATTAATGACGTTAGTGACTTAATTGACGAATGGGTAAATGATGGTAAGGCTGCTTTTTATTCAAATTACGAATTGTAGCCTTGCACATAACGTATCGGTGCTATACGATGTGGCGGATTTTCAGTACGAAAGCCCAATACGAAGCACCAAATTTGAATTTAAAATAAATGTTTAATCGAAGCACGTCAGCCGCCATATTGTATAGCACTTGTTAGCGGCTGCCCTTCTTCACAAATCAAATAAAATGGACAAAATAAACATCCTTAACAAAATTGGCTTACTTACAGCCGAAAACAGAAAAGCACCTTTACAACACGGTTGCGATTACTTCACATTTGAAACTTGCTTGGATTTATCACAGCCAATAAAGGTTATACCTTATGGAGACCCCACGGAAGTAAGTTTACAAATCTATTCAAGAGATATAGCAAGTTTCATTTGCTGGTGGACACATTTTGTCCAAAAAGATTTGAATGGTTTTAGTGGATTTTCTCACGTCAAATTTGAGCCTGTTGGGTTCGTGGTCGTTTAGGGTTGCCGCTAACTACCGTATAACCTTAAACAAAAATTGAACACATTAGCCACTACATAAATTAAAGTAATATTATGACAACACATTTAAGACTTAATTGCTATATGGGTTACGATGAACATCCACAGCAAACAATGAAAAGATTAGGAATTACCTATCAACACGCTACACCGCAAAGTATGGGCGACCAATGGTGGTTTTGGAATTGCGAAAACGTACCCAACCCATTACCTGAACACTTTAGTATTTTAAAATGTGAAGACCCTTTTGAAATGGTTGGCTGGGGCTTGTCAAAAGAAAATGCACAAAAGATTAAAGATTATGTTTCTCAAATGAGAACAAAAAGATTTGAATGCTTACCATACATAAGCAAAGACACAATAGGCGAAATTCAAGTGAGCATTGAATTGACAGACGAAGAAATTTTATCGTTAAAATTAATGTCAAAAGAGGAATATGAAACTTTTATTCGGTCAAAGGCAAATGTTCAAATTACAGACTTTGATGTCGAATATGAGGTAATGCCTATTGATGAATGGGATGTGTCCGACAAGTAGCACACAAATCCCGCTTAAAACAATATACAAATGAAAATCGAAGACCAAGACCACTACCGAGAACTATTTGATAGATTATTCGGTAAATTTTTAACAGACAAAACAAGTATTGAAGATGTAAAGTTTTCATTAATGGATGCGACATTTAAGGCTTGTTACGAAATGCTAATTAGAGAATCTATAACGCCTTATGATGCTATGGTTATAATGACAAAACAAAATATTGAGATGCAGAAAAAATTTACTGAAATGATTATGATGTCTTCACGACCTATAAGATTCAAGGACGAGTAACCCGTGCGGCTGGGTGCAATTACCGCTAACGTTTTGCAGATACACGCTGTGAGCGTTGGATTGAGGGAGGAAAAATAGCGTGTATGTGCTGTTAGCAGATGGCACGGTACAATTAGTAAAAACTTAATTTAAAACAATAAATAAAATGGAAAATTCAAAACAAACAGCATTCGGTTATGGCTTTACAACCGCAGATGGAAGTTCTCACGTTGAAGAAAAAGGACTTACAAAACGTGAATACTTTGCAGGATTAGCAATGCAGGGGTTGTTGACAAGAGTTCCTTATAGACATAATGGAGAAACTGATTTAGGAATACTTGAATGTAAAAGAATAGCAGAAGAATCTGTTATAATGGCTGATAAGTTATTGGTAGAATTGTCAAACGGAGAAGGTCAGTAGTGCTTTCTGCTAACGTTTTGCGGCTTGGCGAAGGCTGCCTAACGGATGCTCAATTTTCGCACAAATTTTAATGGCAGCTTTTGCCAAACCGCTGTTACCTGCTGGGCGGTTTATTCAGCAGGATTTAAAAAAGGAACAAAATGGGTTTAGATGTTTATTTAACACGTAAAAAATGGGGAATCTACGATGAAGCTAAAACCCACACCGAAGAAAACGAAGAAGTTTATTGGGCAAACATTACCCATAACTTAGGTGAAATGGCAGGAGAATCAGGAATTTACGAAGCACTTTGGAGACCCGAAGAAATTGGCAAAACAAAGGCAAGCGAAATAGTTGAATTACTTGAAAAAGGATTGAACGATTTAAAAGAAAGACCCGAACATTTTGAGAAATTCAATTCGCCTAATGGATGGGGAATGTATGAGCATTTTGTTCTTTTTGTCGAAAAGTATTTAGAAGCCTGTAAAAAATATCCTGATGCTGTTATCGAAGTGTCAAGGTAGCCTTGCAGGTAACGTTTTGCAGATACACGCTGTGAGCGTTGGATTGAGGGAGGGAAATAGCGTGTATGTGCTGTTAGCAGAATTGCTTTTGATAAATTTTAAATATAAACAAAATGGTAAACACAGAATTATTAAAGGTTGCAACTCCTAAAAAGTTGATTGAAATGGGCTTTATCGAAGAAAACGATGGAAGCGAAGACCCAAGAGGTATTGATTACAATATCCGAAACGAAATGTATCATTTACTTGTCGACCCTTGGTGTGAAGTTAAATTGTGTAGGTTAAATCCTGACACAGATTACATAACTATTCATTGTGAAAGTATTTTCGATTTGCAATGTGTCGTTGATTGGATTGCTGATTAGCATTTCTGCTAATGAGCGGTTGGCGCAGTGCGATTATTAACGATAAATTAAATTAGAATGAGTAAAAGATGTGAATTACAAAAAGAATACTACCAAGCTAATGTCAACTACAAAGGTAGTGGTAAGTATTCAGATGAATATGTAATGTGGTTAGAAAACGAGGTGTTAGCATTGCGCCAACCGCTTGTTATAAGTTCGGTTTGCGTTTCATGCGATGAAGAAAAAGAGATACACGAAATTTGTATGGATTGCATAACTAAATTAATAAACGAAAATAAGCAAACTGACTTATAACGGTTTGGGGCTTGCCGTTCGGTGGCAATTTCAGAACTAACGATTACAAACACAAAACACTATCCGAGTGATTTCGGACACAAACCAAGCCTGCCACTGACGGCAAACACTTGTTAACAGCAGGCTTTTTATACTTAAAATTATGAACACAAAATTTATTGAATTTAATCTTTATGGATGCGAAAGAAAAGTAGTAGTTAATGTTTCAAAAATTATGGACTTTTTTGATAATGCTGATGGTTTTTGCACTATCGTATTGAGTGCAGAAGAAAATTTTAAAGTAAAGCATTCTTACGAGGAAGTCATAAATATGCTTCAATATTACGATACAGTTTTTATTTCACGTTGCTAGTAAGCTTGCTGTTAACTACCGTATAACATTAACTAAATAACTTTTGTAAATAAAAAAATAAACATAAAATGAGCAAATACATTACAGATTTTCAGCAAACAGGCAATTCAACTATAAATGTTGATTTGGTTTGCAAAGATTGGAACGATAGATTTTCAATTTGCACTTGGATAAACGACAATGAAGAAAAATACACATTTGTAGTAAATGGTAAACGAAAGAATACAAGGCTTTGCAAAACTCAAATTTCAAAAGAACAGACTATTGAGGTTGCAGAAAAATTAAAACTTATTCACGTAAAAGATACCACATTTAGAAGTGCTGGGGCTTATCATTCTGAAAGTTTTATCAAGTCTGAAATTGAGCGAATTGGTAAAATAAAGCAGGATAAAGAAAATGAGTTGTCAATGATTTCAAAGACACTCTATCAATATGAGCGGTGTTTTTAAGGTTGCCACTAACGTTTTGCAGATAAGCGAAGGCACAAATAGCTTTGGCATTGTGCGGTTGGTTTAGAGTTGGCAAGCAATAACGCAAATCTGCTGTTATGTGTCTGTAAAATTTTTAATAATTATTTGTGCGATGGCAATTAAGGAAAAATATAAAATAAAATCAATTAGCAATTCTACTGCAATAGAATGGTTGCTAAAAAAACACTACGCACGTACAACTCCAATTATGATGTATATTTTTGGTTTGTATGATGAAAACAATATTATAGTTGGTGTTTGTGTTTTTTCTCCTGCGCCTTCAAGATTTTGGAATAATGGCGGTAAATTATTTAATGATAAACATACTATTGATGTGATGGAATTGAGCAGATTAGTATTAAATGATAATCACGAAAAAAACTTGACTTCATTTTTTGTTAGCGGATGTTTGAAATTATTGCCAAGACCAAATGTTATTGTATCTTATGCCGACACAAACCAAAACCATACAGGGTATATTTATCAGGCTTGTAATTTTATTTATACTGGCGAGGCTAAAGCAATGTTTAAATCTAAAGATTGGTATTTTAATGGCAAAAAATATCATGGTAGAAGCATGAATTTATCAATGATGAAAAAACTACTTGGGAATAAATATAACCCTGATTTAAAATTTGATGAGAATATTATTGCTAATGGTGGTGAGGTTATTTCACAAAAAAACAAACACCGATACATTTTTATAAACGCAAAAAACAAAAAACAACTTATTCAAGATATGATTTACAAATCACAACCGTATCCAAAAAACGAAAACAAAAATTATGATGCAAGTTTTGAACCGACTATTCAAATGGAATTGTTTTAGTGCGGTGGAAAAAATAATTAAAATAAATAAATATGAGTAAAGTAATAACGTTTAGCAGGGTATTTCCACAGTACCACCCAAAAGCAGGGCAACCTACATACTTTGTAGAAAAATTTTTATCTTCAATAAACTACAAATATTATGATGAAGATAGACAATTTAATCCAAGACTTTCAGTAGATAGTTTTGAACCTAAACACCACACTATCCTAAATGGCAACAGTTGGAAAGTTGGCGATAAATTCAGTCCAATAGTTTGGAGTGAAACACCAAGAATGTCTAAACAAATAATCATTGCAGCCGATATTGAGATTAAAAAAACATTTGATTTTTCAAAAGATTTAATAAGTGATAAATGGTATGTGAATGGAGTTGAAATGTCAAGTGCTGAAAGAATTGATTTGGCACAAAATGATGGATTACTTTACAAAGACTTATTAGATTGGTTTAATAAATCTTTCAATGGTCAAATTATATGTTGGTCGGATGCTGTGTCATACGGTTGCAGCTAATAAATCGGGCGGTGGAAATATAGTTGATGTCCGCTTGTTTATTAGGTGCTGTTATAGGTAGTGCCAAAAGTAAAGACTAAAAGAATATTAATAATTAAAACTATAAATCATGTATAAATTTGAACAACAATTTAGAAAAAAAAATCCACTAACAATTGGAGAAACTGATAAACATTTTGACCTCGATAATTATAAAGATTGGTTAGAAAATAAACTTCAAGGAACTATTGAAACTTTAAGCGAAGTTGCAGAACTGCTCGATGAAAAGGAAATGAATATAAATTCTTTTGAGTTTAAATTGTGGTCAAAATGCAATACAGTTCTTTCTAAGGTTTCATAGGCATTACCTATAACTAACGGCACATAACGTTTTGCGTGTTTATGTCAGGCGGGCATAGCACGAACTTAATTATTAACCGCAAGCTGTCCGCCCGCTTGCATAAACACGCTGTTAGCGGTAGGTTTTATTATGGAATGCTTAAAATGTAAACACGATGTCTCCGATTTAATGAATTGGGATACACTATGTGAAGAATATATAGAATGTCCTAATTGTGGGAATAAAATGACTGTTAAATATGATGAGATTTGGGATGAAGAAAGTGGTGAAGAAAATAGTTGGTGGTGGCTTGAGCCGTATGGCAGCTAAACGAGGTGGCGTATTCCACCACAAAACTTAATTAAAAGCACAAAATTATGAGTACAGAAAAAAGTTTATTAGAAGCACAAAGCCAGCCATCTTGTTTAGGTGCTGTTATGCCTCGTTGTTCTACTTGTAAATTTTGGAATAATTCAGATTCAGAAACAAGTTGGAATAAACAGCACAAAGATTATATGGATTTACCTTATAAAGAATATGGTTCTTGTAATTCGGATGGATTTAGTAAGCATACTTTTTTTGGTACTAATTATTTTGGGGACTATACACATAAGGATTTCGGGTGTGTATTTCACAATGAGGCATAACGGACGGAGCTTGTGGCTGAAATAAACCTAACAATGCTATTTGACTAATCACGCTTTTTGCCACAAGGTTGTGTTAGCGGGTCGGTTTGAATTAATAAATAAAAATATAATTATGGAAAAAAAATTAAGCGCATACCAAAAATTAAAAGCTGAAAACCTAAAATTAAGGCAAGATATTTACGCATTAATAGGGTTTGAAAGCGCAAGAACGCCAAGCGATATGATAGAATATTTTAGCGTAAAAACAAAATGGTCCATGCGCTTTGAGTTAGAAAAACAAATGTGGGCAGGCTCACCAAACTGACCGCTAACGATTGAGTGTAAAAAAATCGTTTTAATGTTTTTTACACTTTGTTATACCCAGTTAAAAATTATTATAAAATAAATTAAAATAACTTGATTATGGAAATCACAAAAGAAATGATTGAAAAAGAACTTGGATACGAAATTAATAAATTCAAGTTAGAACCACTTTATAAAGATGGTGAATGTATTGGATTAAATGTTAATGTTGAGCCGAAGAGAAAACTTGAATTTATTAATACCACAATAACGATTGGTAAATCAAGTGATTTTAATATCGATGAAAAACAATAATTTTTTATTGTGTATAACGGTTTCGGGCTAAGAGAATTAAACCCTTTTCGTGCGATGGGTACAAACTGCACATCATTATAAAAACAAAATAAAATGGAAAAATTAGAGAAAGTAAAAGAGTTATTGCTAAAACGCAGAAACGAGAAAAAATTAAAAATGTACGAAGATGAAATTGAAAAAGAAGGTTTTTTTGATGCAAGTGATTTTAGTGGTGGCAATTTTGATGATGCTTTTACTTTAGGAATGGACATTGGAAAAGCTCAATTTGTAGAGGAATTGCTAACTATTTTAGGTGTGTAGGAAGGGTTTATTTCTTCTTAGCCCGTGTTATAAGCTGTAAAATAAAATTTGAGCGATGGAAAATATTGAATATGGTTATTGGGAAATACAATATGTTAGCTGTGAAGGTAATGATAGGTGGACAGTTGCACGAACACCTATTGAATGGGG